CTCGCTGACGCGCATCAACACGAGCCGGCCCTGCTCGTCATCCGTGAGCAGGATCCCGTAGTCGTCGACCAGGTCGTCCAGCGCCGAGTGAACCTTCGTGCCCTGGGCGACCTTGAACCGCGGTACGCGCTGGTTGTCGTTGACGCCAGGCCAGGTGTTCAGATCAATGCCGTGGGGGGTGATGAGGCCTAGGCAGATTTGGCGGATCGTGGCGTTGGTCCACCGGTTCGGCTTCGTGGTGATGTCCGACTCCACCAGGTCGATGGTCTTGGACGCCCCCTCGACGCTGAAGACCGTGGACGACTTGTCGTAGCTGTAGTCGGGCTTGATGGCGTAGCCGGTCACGACGGGCTCGCCGTCGATCTTCACCACCGCCGGCGTGTTCGGCCGGATCCAGCCGCTGGCCAGCTTGAACTCCTCGGCAGTGGCGTGCTCGAACACGAACGTGCGCGCGACGGCCTCGAGGGAAGCTGAGACGCGGACGCGGGTCCACCCGTTGAGGGTGACGCCGTTGACGTGGAGGGTGATCTCGCTCATGACGCCAGCACCCGCAGCGGGCGCGGCGGCACAAAGCCGGAATGCGCGATGTCGTTGCGCCGAACGATCTCGTTCGCACGGCTGCCGTCGAGGTAGAGCAGCTGGGCGATTTCCTGGGCGGACGTCACCGCCGGCGGCGTGTAGGTCACTAGGCGCGGCAGCTGCAAGGCGTCGGTCGTGAGCTGGTCCCAGGCCGCGAGCCGCACGTCGCGCAACGCGGCGTGAAGGTCGCCGGTGATGTCGTCGCGAGCCTCATCGGCAATGACCAGGTCGACGATTCCGTCTCGGGCACGGAGCGCATCATCGTAGGCCTCGAAGGTCTCAGCCGCCGCCGCCTCAGCTGCTACAGCCAGCGCCCCCAGCCGAACGGTCAGCGCCACGGCCCGGGCGTTGCGCTCCGCCTGCAGATCGGTCGGGTTCGTCGCGGTGAGCTCGGGCGGCACGATGGCCTTGGCGAGTTGAACCAAGGGGTCTCGCTCGGAGATCTCCTCGAGCATGGCCACCACATCGGCGACGAAGGTGGTCGCCGTCGCCGACAGCCCGCCAAGCCTCTCGATGACGGCTGGCGTGTCCACCACCGCGTCGCCGGCGGCCTCGATGATCTGCGTCGTCTCGGTGACGATGGTCGCGAGTTGGTCCTCGGCCGATGACACCACATAGTCCAGCTGCCCGGTCACCTCCGCCACGTCCTCGAAGTACTCCCCGAGCTGCTCCTTGAGGGTGGCGCTCCGGCTGGCCACCACGGCCGGCTTGTCTAACGTGGCCGTCGGAAACGTCCGGCCGTCACCCACCTCAGCGAACTCCAGCCGGAACGTCGCGGCACGGCCTTCCTCCATGGTCTCGGAGAGCACCACCGGTGGCAGGACCTGCACGCGAAGGGTGCCGAACGTCGGATGCACCAACGTTCCTGCGCCCTTCTGCTCGACCGCCGTAATGAGGGCATCGCGCCGGCGGGCGTAGTCAGAGCCATCACCTGTGGCGATGACAAAGGCGGACAGCCGGAACCGGCGCACCTTGCGGCCCTGGTCGTCGAAGTAGCCTCCGCCGTCGCCGAGGGGCTCCTGCAGAACACCGTCGCGACCGACCTCTGTCTCCATGCTGGTGACCGAGAAGGGAACGCCGCGGAAGCTGGCCGGGCGCAGGTTGTCACGCCAGCTCATCGACCCACCTGCGACTTTCGCGCGCCCTTGGCCTTGAGGTCCAGGGCGCCGTTGCCCCGAAGCCGGATGCCGTCGATGGAGACGTTGGGGTCTTTGGAGCGGAGGTCAACCGTCAGCTGGCCCTTGAACTCCGACTGTGAGGTGTTCGCCGCCATGCGCCTCGACGCCTCGAGCAGCGCGCTTGTGTCGCGCTCGCCGACCCCACCGCTACGAAGATTGGCCAGGGTGAAGAGGGCAAGGTCGGGCCCTTTGGCCTGCACGGAGCCGTCCTCGAGCTTCACTGGCTTGTTGAGGGTCGCCGCCTCGATGGCAGCGAGTCCAGCCTTGGCGTCGCGCTTGTTGATCTTGTCGTTTGCCTCGATGACCTCCTTGATCTTCTGGTACGCGTATACGGCCGCGGCAGCGATCCCGGCCAACGCCACACCAACCGGGCCGAGCGCAAAGAGCAGCTTCCCGGCGAACAGACCCGCCAGCGCCAAGCCCACACCCTTGAGGCCGCCCATCTTGTCGATGAGGTTGGCCACCCACTCTCCCGCCTCCTTGAACCAGGTGATCACGCGCGGAACGCCATCGATGACGGCCTGGACGAACTGCCGGACCCAGGCTGCAAGCTGCTTCTGATTCGCGCTCACCTTCAGCCAGTCCGACATCCTCTTGATGAGCGGCAGAAACACCGGGAGCAGCTCTCCCATGATGGTGTTGCGGGTGGCCGTGATCTGCTCGGAGAACTCGTGCCACCGCTCGGTGGCCTTCTCCGATGCCTTGAGGGCCTTGCCGTCCATGACCGCGCCACTCTCACGCACCACTTTGGTCAGCCGACCGAGCTCCACCTGGCCCTTTTCGGCCATGCGAATCATGGCGAAGCCGGCCTCGCCGAACGCGATGTTGGCCAGGCGGTTCCGCTTGGTCGCGTCTGTCTCGCGCTCGACGGCGCGGATGAGAAGCTCGAAAGCCTGCTCCGCGGTATCGGTGCTCATGACCGCCTTGAGCAAGCCCTTGTCGAGGTTCTTGAGCCCCTCGTACAGCTCACCCCCCATTTCGCCCTTCGCCTCGCCGACGCGCTCGGACATGTCCTTGATGGCGTCTCGGAACTCGTCGGAGCCGACGCTCGCACGCTTGGCGACGAGCTCGTACTCCTGCATCCGCTGAGCCGTGAAGCCCACCTGTCGGGAGAACTTCGAAATCTCATTGCCCGCGGAGACGTAGCTCTTCGCCCAGGCAGCGAGGCCTCCCACGCCGGCGGCACCCAAAGCACCGGCTTTGACCGCGAGGCCTCCGATGACCTTCCCGACGCTCAAGCCGATGCGACCGACGCCGCGGAGCGAGTTTCCCAGCGCGATTTTGATGCGACGAGCGGCAAGACGAACGGGGGCGGTGGCCTTGTCGATGGCCCTGATTACCGCCTTAATTTCGAGCTTTTTCGCCAATTCTCGCCCCATGCTTCGCCCAGAACACGAGTTCTGAGGCGGTCATGCTCCAGAGGTCAGAGGGGCTCCAGCCCCAACTCCACGCGAGGTTGGTCGCGAACTCGTCTAGCTTTCGGCGCCCTCCGAGCTCTCGTCCGAGTCCCCAAAAGGGTCGAAGGCCTTCGCGACCGCCTCCCCCAACACCTCCAGGTCCGCAAAAGAGATGGTCTTGGCGGCCTTGGGTGAGATGTTCGTGAGCACCCGAGTGAACTCGCGGATGGTCGCCGGCTTCAGCAGCTCGGTCTCGATGTCCTCAAGGGAGAAGTCGTCGTCGAAGTCGCCCAGCTCCACTCCGCGGAAGTAGAGCTCATCGACCTCCTCGCCGAGCACCATGATGGGCTGGCGCAGCGTCGCAATCGCGACGTAGTTCTCGGGAGGCAGGTAGCCTCCCCGACGCTTCTTGTGGTTTCGGCCGCCCATCAGCTCACCTTGTCGAAGTCACCCGGCAGGCATTCGATGCGCACCGTGAAGTTGCCCTCCGAGAGGTCGCGGGGACGCTCCCCGGTCGACCAGCACTCGGAGAAGATCCAGCTCTCGCCGGTGTCGGCGTCGATCTGCACGACGTCCTCCGCTCGCCCCGACAGCGCCTCGATGGCGTCCTCCATCTCGGGATCGGTCGTGAGGATTTCGATCTCGGCGAATGGGTTGATGGGCTTCTCGGTGAAGCCGCCATCGCCGCTGAGCCCGGTCTTCGACTCCTTGACGTTCGTCTGGGTCTGCAGCGTGGCGTTCATGCCGACGCTGGCCAGGCGAGTGCCGACGTTCATCGAGAGAGTGCCGGCGATCTTCTTGGTGGCCATGGGGCGTTACTCCTACGCGGCGAAGTCCAGCTGGAAGCTCAGGGTCACGTCGAACTGGCGCAGCGGGTTCGCCAGGTCGGCGGGGAGCTCGCTGACGACGATCCGGCCGCCCTCGAGGTTCCAGTTGAGCCGCTCCTTGAAGCCGGCCATGTCCTCGCACCAGCCGTTGCGGATGGCCTCGCGGTAGCCGCCGATGAAGACGTCGCCCACCACCTTCTTGGCGGTGGTGACCTTCTCCACGCCGGCGCGGAGCTTCTTGTCGTCGCCGACTAGCGAGAACTCCTGGTACTTCTGCGACCGAGCCTTCCACAGGCGCATCAGCGCCTGGTTCGTCGCAGGCGTCTGCACCTCGTGGTAGCTGTCGTCGTCGTTGCCCTGCGAGTCGGTCTGGTAGGTCGTCGCGCAGACGTCCAAGACCACCTCGCCCTGGTCGTTGACGACCGCGGCGGCGATGCCGTTGTTGAGCAGCGTGCTTCGCTCGGTGCCGTCGAAGCGGTCAGCGGCCTTGGGCCCGAGGATGCCCTTGAGCGCCACCTTCGAGATGGGGTTCCGGGGACGCACGGACAGCGAGCCAGCGGCGACGCTCATCAGCGCTGCGGCCACCTCCCACACCGGCGACGGCATGGAGGCCAGACCCAGCACACTCACATGCTGGTCGTTCCGGGTGCCACCAAAGGTCACCAAGTTGCTCAGGCTGTCGATTTTCGACGTGAACCAGTGGCCGTACAGCTGCCGAAACTGGCCCCACCGACCGGTGTCGCTGTCGTCGAGCTCGGCGCCGATGAGGTTCAGGTTGGTGGCGTCGGTGAAGGCCCAAGCACCGTAGTCGTACTCGGTGTCCCCCATCGCGGCGACCGCGTTGGAGAGGTCCGGGTCTGTGGCACCCGAGCTCATCGCGGTGATCGCCACCGTGACGCCCGTGGGCGTTTCCTCGCCCCCAACCTCGCCGAAGTAGTTCAGCTGCAGGTCGATGCCGTTGCCGAGGGTGCCGCCGTTCTTGGCGGTCAGGTCGACCTCGTTGGCGTTGACGCCGTTGACGGCGGCCGTGACCGGAAGGTCCGGCGCCGCCGTGATGGCCGCCACGATGGCAGCCGCGATGTCGTCAGCGGTGTCGCCAGCCGATACCGCCACCTGCACCTTCTGGCCGGCGATGTAGAGATGGAGGGTGCCGGCCTCAGCCGTCGTGACCGTCACGTCCAGCTTGCCAGTGGCCTTGGCTGCGCTGCCGTGGTCAGCGACGGGAATCACGTACAGCGGGATGGTCCGGTTGTTGTCAAGCGCCACCTTGGACATCAGGTGTGCGTGGCTGCCCTGGCCAAACAGGGTGATGGCCTTGGACTCCGACAGCACGAGCACCGGGGTGTCCACGACAGCCGTCCCCGCGGCCAGCTTCTGGGCGATGATGAGACGCGGCTTCCCGGTCGCGCTGCGGATGTTCTGCGACGCGTCAACCCGGCCGTAGAAGCCGGATGCTTTGTGGCTGGCGGGGAGAGTCATGGGCTAGTCCTTCTTGGCCTTCGCCTTCTTGGTCTTGGGCGGGTCGACCCGCTCGAGCTCACCCCGACGGATACCCCGCAGGAAGTAGCTCACGGCCGGCACCCACTCCCCGCCCGGTCGCACCATGCGGTCACGAGAGCCTGGAAAGGGGAACTTGGTGGAGCCCACCGGCTTGACGTAGATACGGTCCGGCACGACTACTCCTTGCCGTCCTCGCCCTTCATGGCGTCTTCAAAGGCCTTGGCTGCTGCAGCCTCGGCGGCCTCGCGGGCCTTCTCGTGCTTTTTCGCCATCGCGATGGCCTTGGCGGCGGCCTTCTTGCTGGGGAATTTGACGAGCAGGCCTGCATCGACGGCGTCGGTGTAGTACCGCACCGCGGGAACCTCTTCGCCCTCGGGGGAGAGGAACGGCGACTCCTTGGCGTCCTTTCGGATCGACGCCTGGGCATGCTTGAACTTGAGCTTCGGGTCGGCGGGCAGAACGTAGATTTTGGACTTGGCCATGGCTCAGGTCTCCCAGCTGGCGGTGATTGCGGGCGTGTCATCGCCCTGTTCGGGGTCGGTCATCTTGAGGGTCACGTCGATGCCCTCGAGTGGAGTAGGTGTGCCGTAGTCCAGGTCGATCTCCTGCTGGGCACCTACGGTCATGAGGACCTGCGCGCTGCCACGCATGTAGTCGGTTCGGGACATGCGACGGCTGAGCGTCACCTGCTCAGGGCGCGAGTAGATCTTCCAGAGCTCGCAGTCGCCGATGACGGACTCAACAGCGAGATCGGTGATCTCGTCGCGGAGCTTGGCGACCACCGCAGGGTCAGGGTCGTTGGAGACGACGTGAACTTCGATGGTGATGTTGGACTTGGCGTCGTAGGTCGGGACATTCCCGCTCACCGGCGTCCACTGGTCCTGCGGTGTGTCCACCACAATGCAGGGGCACTCCGTGGGCTCAAGCGGGTCGTTGTCGGGCCGACTGTCGAAAACGCTCGCCACGCCCTTGGCCAGCATGCCCGTCAGCGTCGGCACCGACTTCAGGCGCGTCACAATCGCCTGTCGGCTCTCCCATACGCCCAGGCTCATCAGGAGACCTGCTGCAAGTAGACTTCCGCCCAGCCGGCGGAGTCGTCGTGCACCTTGATGACGTTGTAGGTGACGCCACGCGCCACAAAGGAGTCCCCACGCTCGGGCGAGACCGAGCAGTCGGCCAGGCGTAGGTCGATGATGGGGTCGGTCGTCACATGCTCGATGTTCATCGACGCAAGGGTCCGGTCCTCCGGCTCGCGCTGGAACGCCGCCGTGATGGACTCCGGCACACCGGTGCTCTGCGGTGTGAACGTCACCGCTTCGCCGAACCGGTCCCGACAGGCCTGATTCAACAGGTCTGCCAGACCGTCCTCTGGTGTGGTTGGATCGACCCACGTCACGCTCTACCGGCCTACGCGTCCGGGATGCCGATGCCGAAGAGCTTGACCTCGACGGTGGTGTCGGTGCTCCCGGCCGCCTTGGTGCAGACGCCGACCAGGACGTTCGTCGCGGTCTTGTCGACCTCCTTGGCGGTGTCGTCCCAGTAGACGGCGTCGCCGACGGAGATAACCAGGGGGTTCTCCTTGGCGAGGGTCACGATCCCCTCGGTCTGGAGGATGAGGTCGTCGTCCCCAGAGGTGGCCGCGTCGAGGGCGGCACCGAAGAGGAAAGCACCGACGAGGCAGCCGGCACCGGAGGCGACGTCGTAGGGCGCCGTCACCTGGATGCGCTTGCCGTCCTGCACGTAGTTGAGCATGTCCTGACTCCTGCTGGCATGCGGAGGCCACCGCCCCGAGCGGGCGGTGCTCCACCCGGGCTACGGGATGATGGTGTTGTTCTGGTCGTTGATGACCCAGCCGCGGTGGTCGATGGCCGAGACCGCGAAGAAGTTGTAGGCGCGCCACTCGACGGCCAGGCTGTTCCAGGCGTTCTCCTGCTCGACGGCAGGGCCCTCCATGCCGCGCAGGTGCGCGTAGATGAAGGCCTCGACCTGCGCCGGGGAGACGCAGCCGAAGTAGAGGTCGCCGTCGGTGCGGTCGATACGGGCGGTGTTCACCGGCACGTAGTCCCGCATTTCGGGCGGGACCGCGTTCGCCGTGGTGTCCGGGGTCAGCTGAACCCGCATGCTCTGCATGTTGGTGCGCTGGTCCCGGCCGCCGAGGACGTACTCCATCTCGAGGTCCAGGTCCTCGTCGGCGTCCATCCCGGTCTGCTTGCCGAGGATGGCCTCCATCAGGGAGTACTGCGTCTTGCTGGGGTCATTCGCGGAGCCGCCAGCGACGACGTTGCCGCGGGCCGCGCTGAACATCGCGGCTCCGTCGTAGGTCGTCGGGTTGCTCAGCAGCAGGTCGAAGAACATCTTGTTCTCCAGCCGCCGCGCCGCCTGACCGAAGGCGAAGGACTTGCGCTGGAAGGCACTGAGGTCGTCGCTCAGGATGGCCTGTAGGGTGAGCGCCATCTTGTGGCCGTAGGTGCTCAGTTCCCAGGCCTTGCCGCCGAGCGTCTCGGAGACATGCTTGAACTCACCACCCTCGGGGATGAGCTGCGGCGTGCCGAGGCCGCCGAAAACCAGCTCCTTGGTCTGCTTGAAGTCGGGGGTGTCCCGCTTGCCCGCGAACATCTGGTACACCGGGTTGACCTCGGTGTAGCCCTGGCGCAGCACGCGGCGGGCCGTCGACACCGTGAGGTCGGAGAAGTCGCCGGTGGCGATGGCGCTGCGCATCTGGAGCGCCATCCGGGCGATCTCGTACTTGGAGCGCCGCTTCAGCTCACGCACGCCGCGGGCGTGGAGCAGGTCGGTGCAGACGTCGATCAGGGAGTAGTGCCGGTAGGCCTTGCCCTGCTCGGTCTCCTCGAAGCCCGTCTCCTTGCCCTTGGGACCCTGGCGGGGCTTCGCGCGGTAGCACAGCGCGTCCTCCATGCCCTTGAGACGCTTGTCGAGCTCGTCCTGGTCGCCCGCTCCGAAGTGCGGGTCGGTGCGATGCTCCTCAGCCTTCTCGGCGTGGGCGTCGATGAGCTGCTTGCGCGCCTCGTCGACCGAGACGTTGCCATCGATGAGGCGGGTGACCAGCTCCTCGTCGGTGACCTCGAGCTTGGTGGCGGTGGCACGGATGCCCGTGATGCGCTGCTTCTCAGCGGCGCGGGCATTCTTCTCGGCCTCTCGCGTCACCTTCTCGAGGTCCACGACGTTGTCGGCGGGCGTGTCGGTCTCGGTCTTTTCGGGCGGCATGGTGCGCTCCTGCTCAGGCAAGAAGAACTCCGGCGGAGCCGGCTGGTCGGGGTCGTGGCCGCGCAGGCTCCTCACCTGCGAGTCCATGTCGAAGGGCATCGGAACGATGGAGACCTCGTAGGGCTCCCAGTCGACGGCGCGGTACTCGTCGAGCTCGCCCTCGCGCTGGGTCACCTCGTACTCGTAGACGTCGTAGCCAACCGAGCAGTTGACGAGGATGCCCTCGCGAATCTTGAAGACGTCGTCGGCTGCGCTGTCGGCCTGCGAGAGGCGGGCGGTGCAGCGGCCCTCACCATCCTCAATCCGGGCGGTCCCAGGCATGATCTGGCCGATGACGGCGCGGTTGGACCAGCCGTTGTGGGCGCTCAGAAGCGGGGCACGCTTGTTGAGACGCTCAAGCCGGACGTGGCCCTCGTCGAGGGAGAGGCTCTCGTAGTAGCGCTTGTAGTAGCCGCGTCGGCCACGGGCGCCCGTCGTCCACACCAGCTCGATGGTCCGCTCCTCTTCGTTCCAGGTCTCTGGAGCGAAGCGGGCCTCACTGAGGCCAGGCATCGGAGTCTTGAGCCGGTGTCGTTGCATGGTGGCCAGCCTAGGGGCGGCACAAAGCGCCGGTCGCATTCCTGCGGTCTGCGGCCTCAGCCAACAGCCGAGAAGCCCCGAGAATCCTCGTCCTTCTTCTCATCGCCCTTGCCCTCAGCCTCTTCGGCCTTGGGTGCGGGAGCCAGAGCCTTGGTCGCCCCAGAGAAGTCCATCGCCACACCGGCCTTGGCCAGCTTTTCGTTCTCGACCCGCAGCTCCTCAACGTGCGTGTCGAAGTCCTTTCCACGGCGCTTCAGGAGCTCGGTCTTCGTGTAGAGACCGGCGCCGCCGCCGAGAATGTCCGCCTTGAGGTCCTTCTCGCGGTCGATCTCCTCGAAGTGCGGGCTCACCCACTCGACCCCGTAGTCCGCCTCCGGAAGCTCTCCAGCGGCGATGGCCATCTGAAGCCACCACCGGAACGTGACGTCGCAGAACTGGCGGACGATGAGCACCTGGCGCAACGCCCGGGCGAGGCGGCGCCACTCGATGTTGCCCATGCGACCCGACGAGAAGTTGACCTTGCTGAGGTCGCCGGCCAGCAGTTCGTAGTTCAGCCCGAGTCCGGTGGAGATGACCCGCAGAATGGTCCGCACGAACTCCTCGATGCCCGACACCACGGTGGGCATCTTCACATCGAACTCGTCGCCCTCGGGGATGCACAGGATTTCGCCGGCGGTCAGGTCTCCGATCGGCACCCCATCGACGTCGACGATAGGGGCGCCATCCTCCACCGCCTCGAAAAGCTTGCTGTCCGGGCTGGCGCTCTTGTAGGTGGCGACCACCATGGCCTCGATGCGCTTCCGCAACACCTCGGCGTCGATGTACGCCTCAAGGTCCTCGAGCAGCATCATGATGGGTGCCAACCACGGAACACCACGCACCTGGCCCGGCCGGTCGCAGTGGTAGATGTGCGCCACCTCGGAGGCGGGCACGCGGTTGGCTTCCGAGGAGATCCCGACGCTCGGGGTCACGTTGTCGTGCGGGTGGAAGGGGAACAAGTAGTAGGCCACTCGGCGCCCAAGGCGGTCGAGCTCGACGCCCTGAATGATGCGGCCTCGGTCCTGACCATTGGACCGCAGGAGCTGGGACTTCCCGCTGTCGAGGTGGTCGGCCTCCATGACCTGGAGCTGCAGCGGAACGGCCAGGCCATCCTCCATGCGCCGCGGCCGCCGCCGCACCAGGCACTCGCCATCGCTGGGGATGGTGCCAGCGACCAGGCGTTGCAAGCCGTAGAAGTCGTGACGTCCATCGGCGTCACAGTCCCGCGACCACCGCTCAAACAGACGCTCAGCCTTTGTGTTCAGGTCGTCGACAGAGATAGGCTGGCCATCGACGTCGACCACCGCGTCTCCCTCGGCGCGGACCTTGATCTGCGGCCGGACGCCGTCGCCTACCACTGAGCTGGTGAACACCATCTTGGCCTTGGCGGCGTGGGGTGCGTTGCGCACCTGGTGCCGGGCGCGCTCTCGAAGCGTACGGCCGTTCGCCGCGGTGACCGCGTTGGCGCTGCTGGCGCGCGAGCCCCACTTGGCCGTGCGGCGGCCGGCCTTGGCGGCGTTGTAGTGGTTCCGCTTGGCCGCGGCGAAGCCCTGGCCATAGGCCTTGCGAAGCTGGGCCTGCTCTGCCTTGGCGTTCGTCCGGGCGACGAGATCTCGCTGAGCCTCGCTCACCAGGGTATCGGCCTGACGCTTCCAGCGGTTGAAGGGCCACATGGCTACCCCCGACCGGGACGCACCCGGGTTCGGCGAATCTTGGCGCCCCCGCTGAGCTCGCGCTTCATCTCGGCGCGGAGTTCGCGGAGCTCGGCCAGGCTGTAGTGCTCCACCTCGCGGCCGCCGATTCGAATGCGGCGAGCGCCACCACGGATGGCGCGCTCTACCTTGGCCAGGTCATCAGCGGTCCACAAAGACATAGGGGGCCAGCCTAGAGCGCAGGTCGAAGGACCGGTCGCATTCCTGCGGTCTACCGGCGCCCCCACTTGTCACGACCGCGAGAAAGGTAGCCGGACCGCTTGCGTTTGGTGCGCTTCGGCTTCGCGATGTGGGGCGGCGGGTCTCCAGGCCTCCGTCGGCGTGGCTGGGTGGATTGACCGGTGCTCATCTTCTCGACCCAGGCCTCCAGCCGCCTCGACATCTGTTTGAGGGTGCGGCCCAGGCTGTACAGCGCGTGAAGCGCGGCGACATTGTAGACCATCAGGTCGAGGGCCTCGTTGCGCACATGGTCAGGCTTCCACCAGTAGTGGACGGCCCGCCCCTTGATGTACTTGGTTCGCCGCCGTTCGCTGGTCAGCTGCGCGAAGTAGCCCTCGTCGAGCGCCTCGGGGAAGTGGATGTAGCCGGGGCCCGGGGTCTGCCGGCGAAGGCGGCGGTAGACGATCCACTTCGCCTCGTTGACGCAGACCATGTAGTGCACGTTGCCCTTGCCCTTCTTGTTCCGGCTCGGCTTCTTCGGCCACACGGGCTTACTGTCGGTCTTGTCGCCCTTGATGGCCCAGACGTTGCGGTGTGCTCGAGCCTTGCAGAAGTCGTAGACGCGAGTGGTCAGGTAGCCGCTGTCGACGCAGGTCCCCTGAACGTGGATGTTGACGCCGGCCTCGTGCTCCCAGTCGCGCTGCAGGTAGATGTCCAGCTCAGCCCAGACACCCTCCGGTGAGATCCCTGAAGGAACGTCTGGCTCTCCCCAGAACGTGCGGTGGTCGATGACCCAAGCCTCCTCACCGAGGCCCCAGCCGACCACCTTTGCCTCGAGGCGGTCGTCCTGAACGTCGACGGAGGCGGTCAGCAGGACGATGCCCTTCGGCACCTCAGGCCCGGTGGACTCCGGCCCGTAGGCCTCCCGGCGATCCATGAGCACGCTGTCGCTGGGCCGCTCGCCCTTCTCTTCCCAGGTCTCGCCGAGGATGGTGTTGACGAACACCTGCATCAGCGACGGATCACCGTTGTCGAGCGCCTGCTTGGCCTCGAGGAACTGCTTTGCCAGGCGAGCCCACTTCGTGAACGGGCTGGCCAGGGTCGGGAAGTGGTAGCTGTGCGTCTCGCCGTCCCAGGCGTCGAGGTCTTCCCGGGTCGGCTGCCACTCGCCGCGCTCAATCATCCAGGCGCGCCACTCGTCGCCGATGAGCTCCTGGCAGGACTCACACTCGTAAGCCGCGTCTCGCGGGCGGTGTGGTGGCCACTTCACCTGCTGCCAGCGCATGTGCTGCATGTGGCCGCAGTGCGGACAGGGCATGAACCAGCGCCGCTGGTCGCCGGACTCGAACAGCTCCTCGATGGCCGACTCGCCTTTGATGAGCGGCGTCGACGGGTAGTAGAACTTCGGGTTGGGGAAGGCCTCGGCGCGCTTCTCGATGACGATGCGGGGGTCACCCTCCACCTTGCCGCCGGTCGTGGCGACCGCGGCAGGCGCCGCCTCGTACTCGTCGAAGAACACCCGCCCCGCCGGCTTCGAGCGCATCTTGCTCGGAGCGTTGGCGCCGATGACGACCAGGACGGCGCCGTTGTTGAACGTCTTCAGACTCAGGTTGTCGGCGCCCCGCTTGCTGCGACCCTCGTCGACCAACCGCTCCTCGAGCTCGGGCGTTGTGTCGAGCAGCTCATTGAAGCGGAGCTGGGTCCACTCCTTGCCCAGCGTGTCGGTCGGCTGCACGACGATCATGGGTGCAGGGTCGCAATCGATGCTGTGGCCTACCCAGTTGTTGCCCACCTCGGTGAAGCCAACCTGTACGCCCTTCATGACCACGACGCGCTTGCAGGGGTCGTCGGCGCCAAGCCGGTCCATGACTTCGACCAGGTGGGGGGTCACGCGGTTGGACCAGCGGCCAGGCCGAGCGCTGGTCTTCTTGGTCAAGATGCGCTTCTGTTCGGCCCACTTGCTGACCCGCACCAACTTGGGCGTGCGCACAGTGCTGGCGAAGCTGGCCAGAAGGCTGGTGGGGTCGCTGGTGTGGGTGACCTGCATCACTTCAACCCCGGAGCCGAGTCGGCCAACTCGTTGAGCACCTCCTCGATCTCGCGCCGAAGCTCCAGGCCGACCTGATGCTCGTCGTCGAGGTACGTCAGCCGCGGAGCCAGCCTACCCGGCAGCGCCATCAGCCGCTCGCGGATGGTGACGCCGAGGCTGGCCCAGGCGCTTTCCACCACGGCCCGCTCAACCAGCTCGCCACGAGTCTTGGCGTTGGCCAGCTCAAGCTTCTCCGCCGCAGCTGCCTCTCGACGCGCCCGGTGGAGGCCGTACTGATCCTCGGTGACCTCTTCACCGCCGCTGCCGTACGAGAGGCCGGCGGCGAAGGCCTCGGCAGCGACCTTCCCCCCGGCGCTCTGGCCATCGGCGCGGGGACGGCTCCGGGCGGCCCAGGCAGCGTCCGCCTTCTCCACGTCGATGAGCTTGTCACGCCCGCGGGTGATCCAGCCCTTCTTCAGCGCAGCGTAGACGCTCTTCCGTGAGGCACCCGGAAGGCCCTTCTCCTTGCGGTGCTTGGCGTAGTCGGTGGGGTTAAGCCGAGCCATGCGTCACCCGCTGAAGATGTCACCCCCAGGGGTAACGGTTCGCATCTGGTAGTTGGCTGTCACCCTATTGAAAAATCCCGTGAAAACGTGTGCTTTTGCGGCCCGCGGACACCCTCATACCGGCACCCCCTCAGAAGGACCCGTAAGGGGTTAAAATCATTAGCCTTTGCGCGTGGGTGTAACCCATTGGAACCATTGACCTTTTTCGTTCCTGGCCCCGTCGATTCGTTCGACTGCACCTCGGGGCACATCCCGCTCGCCGTACGCACCCCGACCGTCGAAGAACGCCACACGCAGGGGCTGACTGTCGAAGGTCGGCACGTAGACCACCGTCAGAGGTGGACCCCCGCCGCACAGACGAACAACGTCGCCAACCTCGAAGTCGGTATCGGTCGACTCAGTCACATCCAAGCCCTCGGCCGTCACGACAAACTCCGTATCGAGGGTTCCGGCCAGCGCTGACAGCGTCTTGAGGCTGGGGTCGCATGTACCCGACTCCAGCTGGCTGATGTAGCCGCGGGTCTTGCCAATCTGGTCGGCGACCTCCTGCTGAGTCAGGCCTACCTCCTCTCGCAGCTGCTTGAACGAGCTACTCCCCATGGTCCACCTCCGAGGGCATCACCCGTTGCAGCCGATACCGGTGCTCCCCATCGGGCATGTGCACCACGACGTCCTTCTCCCCGCGGACGAACGCCGAGTTCTCAGCGACCAGGTCGGAGTACTTCTTCTCGAGCCGGTCAGCGATCGCCATGAACATGCCTGTGATGGCGAGCGACCCAATGGTTGTGAAGAGTAGAAAGGCCTCGAGACTGGACATCACCCAGCCCTCCGCATCCAGCGCCATAGACGACGCCACCAAGGCTGCAGCGCGGCGACCCGGTCCTCCAGCTCGCGAATCTGCATCCGGTTCAGCTTCGCCATGCCGTCAAGGCCCTGAACATCGCTCCAGAGCCGGCCCACGAGCCCATCGCGACGCGAGTGCGCCCGTGCAATCGCCTCCACCAGCCCCCAGCCGATGACGAACGGTGGAGCACCCGCACTGCGCAGCACTAGGACTTCGCCATGGTCCTCCGCGGTGAACTCCACCGTCTTCGCCGAGAGGATGAAGCCGCTGGCGTCCCGCTGGATATCCCGAAGCCCGAAGCCGTCGATACTGAGCGGGGTAGGCTGTGGAGCCGGTTGCGGGGCTGGTACTGCTGGCTGGGGTCGGGGCTTCTGGTGCCGGTGTTGCCGGCGCTTCTTTCGCTCTGCCATGTCTCAGTCCTTGGGGGACCAGAACCACCGGGTCCCGGTCAGGTGGAGGTTGATGTCGAGGGCCACGACGACCCGCTCGATGGTGTGTAGCTGGGGCTCGAAAACGGCCTGCTCGTAGCGGCAGATCACCGCCTTGCTGATGCGCCCCTCAATCGACAGGCGACGCAGGCCCCAGCCCGTCGCCCGTCGCGCGTCCGCAAGGCAGGCGCTGACGTCTCGAAATCCCGGCTCAAGCACGCCGCGGCGCTCGAACTCGCCGAAGCGCCACTCCACGCCGCCGAAGAGCAGCTCGGTCCCAAGCGCGACCGTCACGTCCTCGATGACCCGAACAGAGGGCGCGTACTCCCCGGTCTCGTAGCGGGAGATGGTGTCGCCATCGATGCAGGCCTGCTCCGCGAGCTCCGTCTGCGTCCAGGGGTGGGCCAGGCGGGCCGCCTTCAGGCAGGCACCCAGGCTTGGGAAGGTCTGCTCCACTAGCGGGCGCCCTCCGAAGGGGTGCCAGGACGGCGCTCGAAGGCACCACCCTCCGGGACCACCGCGGTCCGTCCGTCCTGGCGGGGCTCACCCGGCTCATTAGCGGGAGTATCAGGCTTGCCCAGAATCGGTTCACCCCGCTCAGCTAGGCTGCATGCGGGTTTGGAAGGGTTTGGAAGGGTTGTGGAAGGGTTTTGGAAGGGTTGAAATGCCGATGAGCAAGTATTGAAGCGGGTTTGGAAGGGTTGGAAGGGTTTTGAGGGTCCATACGCATGCGCGCGAGGCCTCTCTCTAAAATTGAGAGACAAAAGTTCTCCATAGATTGTTTTGACCACCACCCTTCCACCTCTCCGGATTTCCCGGAAATCGTTTAGGCTGTAGGGTGTGAGGCGTGGAATGGTTGGTCTCAACCCTTCCGAAACCCTTCCACCAACCCTTCCAAAGGTGGAAGGGTTGGAAGGGTTGGAAGGGTTTGCAGCGCATTCCGACCGACAGAACTTTTCTCTCACCCGGTCGCCGATCACCACGCCGCACCCCCCTGGACCAGATAGGGGGTCCGGTCGATACGGCACTTGTACTTCACCCCATTGCTCATCTTCTTCTCGACCCCACAGGCCCTCACTTCCCTTCCGAAAGTGGTGCGCGAGCGAGTCCTGAAGCCGTTCCGCTCTGACCAGGTCTTGAAGTCGCTGTAGAGCTCCTGAGCGGTGACCCAGTCGTCGCCATCAAGTCTCAGCCGCTCATCCACGTACTGCTGTACGGGGTTGCTGTCGCGGCGCCATTCGTCGACGGTCTCCTCGGTGCTCTGTGGGATGGCGTAGTCGCCGCCTTCCCCCCGGGCCAGCAGTCGACGTGCCCCATCCAGCGCCCACTCGATGATGCCCGAGAGTTCTTGGTCGGCGATCTTTCGACCGATGTCGTTCTTCTTGTCGGGAGAGTCCTGGAAGTTTCGGTTGAACCTCACGACCGCCATGCGGCGCCAGAAGCCCCCACTGGTGTCCGCCGTGTGGGGGAGCTGGTTAGCGCTGAAGATGTGGGCGGCCTGTGGTCTGAACTTGAAGGAGCGCTCGTACAACCGGCGGCGAGTGATCTCATCGCCGGTGACCACTGCTTTGAACGTCGCGCTCTCAAGGATGTCTCGGGACGGGAGCTCGCTGACCAGGTTGATGCGAGAGCCCGCCAAGGCTGCACCGGCATCCTTGTCCTTGAACTCCTGCGGAGGCACCGAGGTCTTGCACCAGTCCGGAAATAGGGCCGACACGATGTCGACGAACTGGCTCTTTCCATTGGCGCCGGCTCCGAGGAGCACCAGGCACTTGGCATACTTCGTCGCCAAACCGAGCAAGCTGGCGCCCACGAACTCCTGCAGGAACCCAATCTTGGCCACCGCATCGCTGTCACCTGCAAACAGGTCCTGCAGGAAGCGTAGGAACTGGGCTGGGCAGGCGTCCGGCTGACGGTCAAAGGGGAAGCCAAACCTCGCGCGATGCCGGGGCGACAGGGGCTCAGATACAAGGCCCATCGTCTCATCCCATCGCACGAACTCATTCTTGAACGCGACGCCCCACGGCGCCGTCGCAAAGAAGTGCGGCGCGGCGCAGAGATGCTCGAAGATCTTGAGGGTCCCGTCCACGGTTGACCCGTTGACCATCAGGTCTCGAGGTTCTTTGTCCTGGGCCCCCAAGACGGGCGCACCCGACCAGCCGGCCAACGTGGTGCCGAGTTCGGCGATGGTCCTCTTCGTGTAGATGCCAAGATCTGGGGCGTAGACGTGGAATTCGCCCTCGTCGAAGACCGTGGCCACTTGGTTGGCCTGCCGCAGCAGGAGCGTCTTGAGCTCCTCGGCGATGGTGGCATGATCACCCCGCTCGAAGACGGGAAGCCCCTGCTTCTTCGCTTGCGCGATGGCCTTCTTCCGCAAGGCCGCGAGGCGACGCCTCTCTGCCTCCTTTGCGGCGTCAGCGACCGCAGACCGAAAGTCCAGCATGTTGACATCGGTCTGGGCCTTCAGCTCGAACTTCAGCCGGTTGTACTCGGCTGCGTCCTTTTTTCGGAGGGCGGCCACAGCGAACAGCACGCTGGTCTCGAACGCTGCCGCTGGGTTCTTGGTGGCGCGCTCGACCAATCCCTCCAAGGGCGCATCGTCACCAACCAGCTCCGGTTCATCGGCCGCTGGTGGGCTGGCGCCAGTTGCCTGCGCCTCTTTCGAGAAGCCAACGCTGAAGCCATCATCCTCGGGTCCCGACACGTCCCTCACCTCTGCGTAGGCCGGGTCTATGAGTTTTTCGCCCCAACCTTGTTTGCTGCCCTTCCAGCCGGCGCGCACCTGCCGCTCGAAGTCCGCGACGTCCTTGCGGCTCGAAGTCCACGGCGGGACGCATCGCGGATTGTAGTGCCGCCATGCCAGCTCCACGGACTCGCTTTCGGAGACCGCCCAGCCGTACAGGTGCGCCCCCAGCTGATACAGCTGCCCGTGACCGTCGGAGCCCTGAACAGCTGGTGGGAAGGCGTCGATGTAGGCCAGGAGGCGCTTCATCTTGCGAGCTGCGTTGATGTCCGAGGGAAGCTCGGGTGCCGGCGGCAGTTCGACGCGCGGCTCCTCGGCGACCCATCCGCAAGCCGGCTCCCACTCGAGCGGCTGCATCCTGGCCCAGTCCATGGCGAGACTGGAACGCCCGGTCTCGCCCTCGCGAACCACACGCGGCAATCGATACATGCGGGTCCAGTCGCCGCACCCTCTGTCAGCGCTGACGCCGAGGGCCACGTGGCCGAGTTCATCAAGGAACGCCTCATAGGCCCGCCGCCATCCCCAGGAGACCGGAACAGGCTTGGCCAACGGCCACACGAGCCGCCAGCCGTGGCGGGTTTGGTACAGGCCAGCGGTTGAGGCCAACGGGTGCTCGATGACGCGCCGTCGCACCTCGACCCACTCACCTTCGTGCCACGTCCGATGCTCGGGCAGGTCGAAGTCGACGAACATCCAACCCATGACCGGGGCGGCCCCGTTGCGTTGGTAGTCCTTGAGGAAGTGCACCACCAGCCGCGGGCACGATGGGCGCCCGGGGATGTGGTAGGCCACGGCATGCGCATCGGTGGTGTAGTTCGACCTGAGCGCGGCGCCGTCGCGAACGTCAATCTCGTAGGGCACCTTCTTCTTGTCGGGGTCGGGTGTCAGCCAGGTGGTGGGATCACCCGACGTCACCCCAGCCACGAACTTCGTCGGGAAGACAACAAGGGGTCTGGTCATGCGGCAACCAGCCCCTTGCGGCGAATCCGCTCCGTCTCTTCGGTGTCCGTCCAGAACTGGAAGTGACCACAGCTGCCGAGCTCGGCCCGAAGCTGCCCTTGGGGCTGGCGAGGCGCGTGCTTGAACCGCAGCCGCCCGCGCGCACCACAGGTCTCGCAGCGCCAGGCCGAAAACTCCTCGCAGCTTCGAAACAGCCGCCAGAGCTTCCGGGTGACCTTTCGGCGCCCGTCGTCAGGGATGAACCAGACCTTGGCCTCGCCATCCCACCGCATGCCCGCCTTGGAGAGCTTCTCTCGGTGATCGAACGTGTTGCCATCGGCGACGGGCCGACCATCCACCACCACGACCTTGAGGTCGGGCAGCAGGGGGAGCTCTTTGTACACCCCTCAGCCCCCCCTGGTCCGCCGCGCCGAGTGCTCCCAGATGAGCCGCGCAGCGAACTCCACCTGACCCAGGCCAAGGCTGTAGCGCACCCTCTGCGTACCGTGGTGGACGACCAGCCGGAGCATCCCGTTGGTGTCGGACGCCAAGTCAACGCTCACGGAGCCGACCTGAAGGTACGGGCCGCGGTCAGGGTCAAAACGAGACCAGACCTCGTTGGGTTGACCCACCGCCCGGCAGGCGGCCGCGAGCCGGTCGAACTCCGGCTTCCAGACCGGCCGGCGAATGACATCTGCGGCCGGGGAGGGCGGACCCGTCGATGACAGGGTCATTGGCTGGCCTCCAGCGACCGCTCAACGGACGCCGCAAAGGCCTTCCACGATGCGGAAAGCTCCTTGAGCGCCTCGGCGCGGGTCTTCCCCTCGCCACACACCAGTGTCACCCGCCTCAGAACGTCGTCGTCATCGTAGTCGGTCACCTCGAGCAGGGCCCAGCAGCTGGAGTCCTTGCCTTCGGGGCTGCGCACGGTCTGGCGTATGATGGGAGTCTTCATGGGCGCCGTCATCGAGTGGCCTCGAAAATCAGGGCCATGAAGGTCAGCCTGCTGATGTCCACATCCCCTCGGGCCGTCACAGCAGTCACGAAGCCTTCCTCAGGCTCGTGCAGGAGGCGCTGGAGAACGCTGCGGATGGCGGGCCTCAGGAGGGAGGGGGCGGAGGTGACCTCGACCCCGTCGATCACGACCAGCTGGCCGTGGAGGCCCTGGCCAAGCTCCTCGCCCTCTTCGTCGAGGAAGGTGACCTCCCCGCCGAGCTGGCCCATCAGGGCCTGGTCGAACACGGCCTCCAGCATGACGGACTCGAACACACCCGTGCCTGCCTTGGTCGTCCCGGTAGTATCCAACTGCTCGCAGATCTGCAGACGGAGCTCGGCGACCTGGCGCTGCACGGAGCGAGCCAGTTCGGGCTCACCCTCGGCGACCATGGCCTCGCAGTCGGCCGCGAGCTTTCTGGGGTCGATGAGGCGCCGCAACGTCTGAGCGTCCCGCCGGTTCGTGCTGGCCTGAACGGCGCTGCTGATCTCGATGCGGGTGCCCAGCAGGCCAGAGCTGGCGTCGCCACGGAGGACGTCCAGCGTCAGGCCTACGCGCGGGGTTCGGTTGAGGTCCAGGTCGGCCTCGAGACTGACCACATTTGCGGTGAAGGGTGCGGCAGTCATGGCTATGCAACCTCCAGAGCCGAGCGGTCCTCATCACGAACCTCGACGAACACGGCGCGCAGCCGGTCACAGCGTCGCTGCACCTCGTCGAGTTCATCGATGAGACCCCCTGCCTCCACACGGTCGATGAAGCGGTCATCGCTCGCGTCGTCTATGGCACCGTCCAGCTGTCCTAGCGCCGCTCCCACCGCCATGCGAAGGCGTAGCAGGCTGGCGTCTCCGGCCTCCGAGTTGAGGGGCACGGCCCTGAAGCCCACAGCCTCAAGCAGCGTGTCCAAGAACACCTGCTGCGCGGCCGGCGCCATGGCCTCAACGAGGGCGGGCAGCTCGTCGGCCATCATGCGCCGCTCGGCGTTCTTGAGCCTGGACAGATGGCCCTCGGAGCAGCCGAAGTTGGCAGCCACGGCGCGGGCATCGCCGTAGCTCAGGGCCCGCGCGAGGGATCGGCCGACGCAGGGCGGCAAGTCTTCTGGGCGGGACTTGCGGGACTTACGAGGTCCCTGGGGGCACTGTGGGGTTGTCATAGTGATTGATCCTTGGCCGCTTAGGCGGCCTGCGAAATGGGCGAGTCCAAGGACTCATTGGCCGGACCAGCACTCGGTTGTAGCGAGGCGCTGGTTCGACGTTGCTCAAGCTGGGCGACGTAGAGGGCGAACTCGTCGTCACTGAGCTCGATTGGAGAAAGGTCGCCAGCCACCGCAGCAGCGACTCGAGCTGCTGCGAATTCCTCCGAAAACATTGTCTTCAGAGTGGCCAATACTTGCTCTCCAGATAGCCCCAGACGTGCACTTGCACGGGCGAGAAGCCGGGCCGAAACCACTGACCGTTGATGGCGAATCATCGAGACAAACGAGGGGGTGATACCAAGGAGTTCAGCGCCCTGGCCCCGAGGTATGCGACCAAGGATGTCAGTAAGGGTTTCCATAGGTGAAAGGTAACCAACGCTTACGTTGCGGTCAACCAGTACTGGAACTAGGACGAGGAGAAGTGGCCGCAACCGGGAGCGCGCATGGACCTGGACAGATTTCCAATTCGGTTGAGGGAGATCCGCAAGGAGCGAAACTGGACGCAGGCGGATCTAGCTGACTCGCTGGGCGTAAGCAGACCCTACGTGTCGATGCTTGAGCGAGGCGCCTCTAGCCCCAGCGTCGAAATCCTCGTTCGTCTCTCGAACCTGTTCGGGTTGCCCATGTCTGAGATGTTCATGGACGACATCGCTGCAGATGGGTCGCTTGACACGAGTGCCCCAGGGATTCGTCCAAACGCCATTCCAATCGTCGGCTGGGTGCTTGATGAGGGCGTGGTTCAGCCGTGGACCAAAATGGAGCTTCCGCCGTCGGCGATGGAACTCGCTACCCTGAGATCAGACATGCGTCTTGATGATGACGCGTTCAGCGTGACTATGACGGGTTACGCGTCAACCGTGTTCAGTTTGTATGTCATCAGCGAGCGCCTTGAACTTCGCATGGGCACACGTCTGAACCTCATACATGAGTCGCAGAAAGTCGCTGTGGGCGATGGGCTTCTGTACCTTGTACAGCGAATCGGAACGAAGGCGCTGCGGCTTGGAGAGATTCGCGCTGACGATCTTCTTTGGCCCTTGGGGGACAGTGGCGAAGTCCTGCGGCTTGGGACTCATTGGAAGATTGTTGGTCTGGTTGTAGACGACCACTACAACTATGTGGACGTTCTGCCTGGCAGACTTGCCGAACTCATCGAGGAATGGAAAGAAAGTAACACTTCCTCTTGACATGTAAGTGATGGTTACCTGACGATTCGGACTGTCAACAACGAAACCCCCAAGGCGCTACAACCACCTTGGGGGTTCGGACCGTCCGAAGACGGAGGGATCATTCACTATGACGGCGTCGAGCCTACCACACCCCACACCTGACACCAAGCCCATCGACCCACGCTCACCCGACGACGGGTGTGTGGTCATCGCCCGGCATCACGCTGCCTGGCTGGCGGTGGACCCCATCCACAAGGTGGCCTTCTTCGGCTCCGGCAGGGCTGTTGACGTCCACACCGAGAACCCCGCCGAGCTGGACGGCGAGACCCTCTGGCGGGGCTGGCTCGAGTACACCGGCCTCAAGGACCGTGACTACCCCGGCCGCGACCTGGTCCACTGGTTCGGCCGGGCCCTGACCTCGGAGACCGGGCAGTGACGGCGCGGCGGAGCGAGTACCGCGGAGCCATCGAGTTGGCTGGTGCCACCATCGATGCTCACATCCTCGATGATGGGTCGTCGGTGGTGACCTTGAGGTCGGCCGTCGAGTTGGTCGCGGGGGTCAGCACGTCGAAGCTGGGTGACTACCTTGCACCCGTCGGGCTGGGTATGGCTAGGGGGGAAAACGAGGGGGTGAACCAGGGCAAGGCCAGTAACCATGCGGGTATGGCCAGGGGGGAAAGCGAGGGATCAGGCACAACCAGGGGCGAAAACCAGGGGGGGAGGTCGAATCCAGCCAGCAACCATGCGGGTCTCGCCGGGGGCGAAAACCTGCTCTCGGTAGTTCGGTTCACCACACCCGACAGCCCGCAGGAGGCCAAGGGGCTCACTGCCGATGACGTGAGCCGCATCATCACGACCTGGGGCATCGCCCTGGTTGAGGGTCGGCTGAAGACGAAGCGTCAGGAGGAGATTGCCTGGCGTTGCGTTGGCCTTGGGCTCCGCCTCGCCGAGGTGGGGCTGACGGCGCTCATTCACGAGGCCCTCGGCTACGAGCAGGTCAAGCCGGCTGGAGCCCTTCTGAAGCTGGCCAACAAGCCGAGTCCTTGGCGTCGTGCCTTTCCTCGTCAGTTCTTCGAGGAAGCCTGTCGGCTCTATGGCCACCCTCCAGACCACCAAGGGCGATGGTTGGGCGGCTTCGTGAACCGAGTCGCCTACGACACGCTGTGCCCAGGACTCGCCAAGGCCCTCAAGGAGAAGGCGGCCGGAGGGCACCAGAAGCATCATCAGTACCTCGATGACCTCGAGGGTCGCCCAGAGCTCCTGGCGCACCTCAACAGGGTGACCGGTGTCCTGATGGCATGCTCGTCAAAGCGTGAGCTCAACGACAAGATCGATGTCATCTTCAGGGACGGTCCTGCCCAGTACTGCCTCTACCTTCCGGAGGCGAGCTGATGGGACAGACAGACATTGCGCGCGAGCAGCGGCTTCTTCTTCGGGAGAAGCGCCTTGCTCGACAGCAGAAACACAAGGCGCTCTGTCTCGCTCGGGATGCGGCGGAGGCTCGCGGGGACTCAGCCGAAGCTGAACGGCTCAAGCAAGCCGCAATTGAAGCCCTTCTCGTTGAGGACAGGGAACGGACCACATCCAAGGGCGAGAGCGGCAACGCCAAGGCGCCCACGACCGGGCTCAACGTCGAGAGTATGACGCTCGAGGTGGCTGAAGCGGCTCGCAGGGCTGCCATTCAGGAGAAGGAAGAGCTCGACGCGAAGATTCGCGGAAACCACCAGCCCATGACGGTAGCCGAGCTGGCGGTACGGAACGACCCTGTTGTTCAGAAGCGTTGGCGGCGGCGACGAGACCAGCTTCTGTCTCAGCTCCGAGACCTTAAGGCGCGGATCAAGAGCCTGCGTCGGGGCCATACCCTTGATCAGTACTGGCGGCTCAAACGCATCGCACGAGCCGCGGCGAGGCTGCGGCGAGAGGTCGGTGACGCAGCCGGGAACCTTCGGGAGCTGGATGAGGCTCTCCATGAGATGGACACGGCACACTCTGGCTGGGAAGGGGTGCTCTGATGGTGGCCGTACGCCGACCGGGCTCCTACCTCGAGACCCGACCCAAGGCGGAGGCGATCACGCCGATGCTCTGCCTTGTTCCGTCTGGAGCTGAGCTCTCTGGCCTGATCCGTCCGCGTCCGGGCTTCACTATCCCGCAAGAACCGCTAGTCATTGAGGCGGGGCTCAATCCGTCGATTCGCTTCGGCAGCTTTGTCCAGCGAACGGACGGGCTGGTGGTTTGGCGAGCCGTCGCTGATGGACTCATTGTTGATGAGGCCGCAGTGCCAGGGTTCCTTCGAACCCTCCCGGGTGTCGCTGATGCCGCAATGACAGTGCTGGCCTATCGTCAGTCCCCGAAGTTGCGGTCAGGGCCCAATCGCATTGCACCGGCCGACTGGACCATGACCGTCCACGTCGAGGCCGACGTGGTCGTTGCCCTCAGCTATGAACTTGCTGTCGACGGACCCCTCACCGATGCCCAGCTCGAGCGGATGAGCTGGGATGCGCTTGGCCGGCCGCTCCCCATTCGGGGCCAGGAGAGCTACAACTGCGGCCGGTCCCGCTGGTGCCAGCTGCCCGGGCCAGACCCGGAGTGCCGTCCCCGGATGGATGCCGAGCGGCTTCACTCCCTCGCCCTGGTCGCCGGGACGCTCGGTCGCCTGCCCTCGGTCGGCGGCAAGATGCGGGTCGCCGGCTACCAGGTGGACTGCTACTGCGCGGTGCACCTCCCGCCGACGGTCTTCGCGGCGCTGGACGGAAGCGGGCAGGCCTGGACCTTGGGGCTGAACCGGGAGAGGTGGGCCAGCCGGCACACTCCGGAGACCCGGCAGCTGGTGGCCGCGCAGGTGGCGCATGTCATCCTCGCTGAGGGTGACGCCGCGGTGGTCGGCGCCAACGACCACGAGCTCCGCTGGATGTCCGACGAGCTCGCCCGCCTCTGGGTGACGGGGGAGGGGGAGCCATGCAGCTGACGGCGTTCCATCACCAGGTCCTCGAGCACCTCAACCATGTGGTTCACATCACGACGCTCGCCATCAGCGGGAGCGACGACGACCTGAACGCTGAGTTCGGCGTCGAGCCGGTGGAGTGCGCCACCTGCAAGGGCTACGGGGAGGTGCCCTGCGGCTGCTGCGATGCCGAGAAGGAATGCCCCGACTGCGGCGGCGAGGGATCGGTGGGGTCTCGTCTCAGCGACGACAAGGTCCTCCGCCACCTGCAGACCATGGCTCACGACGCTCGCGACCGCATCAAACTCACGGGGGAGCTATGACCACCGAGACCGTTCCAACCCCCGAGCCCACGCTCGCAACTCCGCCCTACCGAAAGCTGGGCGCCCTCGTGATGTCGGTTCCATGCGACCAGGTCTCCGCCGCGCTGGCGGAGGCCCAGGGCCAGATGGGCCGCGTCGTCGCCGACAAGCAGGCCGGCGGCGGCAAGCGGGTCTACACCTACGCTGACCTGGCCGCCGTTCTGGGCGCCGCGAAGGAAGCCCTGCACAAGGCCGGGGTCTCCATCATCCAGGCGCCTACTGTGACGGAGCGGGGCCGGGTTGCGGTGACGACGACCCTCCTCCACAGCTCGGGCCAGTACATTGCAAACACGTTGTCGGCTCCCGCCGGCGGTGACGTCCAGGCCATCGGCAGCGCCATCACCTACGTGCGTCGGTACGCGGCCACGGCGTTGCTCGGCCTGGCCCCCGAGGACGACGACGGCCAGGCGTCGGTGAGCCAGACGCGGGGGCAGCAGCAACGACGGCAACCGCCGCCTCAACAGCGCCAGCAGCGTCAGCAGGGGCCGCCACCCCAGCAACGGCAGCAACAGCCGCCGAAGGAAACCCCGGTGCGGCGGCTGCAGAAGCTCTGGCACGTCCGGCTGGGTGAGGTTCGCAAGGGCCTTTCCGACGAGCATCGGCGACAGCTGCAGGAGCACCTCTGGGGCGTCGAGTCGTCGTCCCAGCTCCTGCCGCGCGACGCCATCCACCTTCACACCAAACTCCAGGCGACCACCAACGAGGCGTTGGCCCAGATTGTCGCCGCCATCATCGACGGCGAAGGTCAGTGCCCGCACTGCCTCGCCAAGGAGCAGCAGCAGTCATGACCGTTATCATTGATCCCGAGCCCACCACCGACATCGCCCCTGAGCGGCCCAAGACCCGCTTCATTCCGGTGAACGACTGGCCGAAGTACCACCCCTGGCCCACCGAGAAGGGGCTGCGGCGCATGGTCGACGACGAGATGACCAACGGCTTCCACGTCGTGGTCAAGCGGGTGCGGCGCCGGGTCCTCATCGACGAGGCCGCCTTCTTCCGCTGGGTCGACGAGGAGGACGCCAAGAACCGGAAAGCCGGCTGATGGCCACCTTCGAGAAGCGGGTGCCGACGCCGGATGGCTGGCAAACGGTGCCCAAGAGCGAGTGGCGCAAGCGCCAGCCGGGCGCCAAGTGGCGCGTGAAGATTCGTCGCCGCGGTCACCCGATGAAGTCGGCCATCTTCGAGCGAAAGAAGGACGCCGATGCCTGGGCGGCCAAGATCGAGGCCGCCATCCACGAGGGCCGGTACTTCGACAACATCGAGGCCACGAAGCGGACGCTTTCAGACCTGATCGACCGCTACGAGACCGACGTCATCCCGCACAAGCGGGACAAGCGGCAGCTGAACCAGCTGAAGTGGTTCAAGCGTCGCTACGGTCACCTGCTGCTGAAGGACTTCACCGCACCGGTGATCGCCGAGGCGCGCGACAAGCTGGGCAGGCCCGACCCCAAGACGGGGAAGGTGCGGTCACCTGCGACGGTCAACCGGTACCTGGCGGCGCTGTCGCATGCATGCTCGGTGGCTTGGCGTGAGTGGTTGTGGCTGGAGTCCAACCCGGTGTTCCAGGTCCGCAAGCGCAAGGAGCCTCGAGGTCGTGTCCGGTACCTCAGCGACGAGGAGCGGGAGCGGCTGCTCAAGGCGGCCCAGGAGTCGTCGGCGGAGTACGTCTACCCGGTGGTGATGCTCGCCCTGTCGAGCGGGATGCGCCGCGGTGAGGTTCTGGGCCTCCGCTGGGAGGACGTCGACCTCGAGGGACGTCTGATCACGCTGCACGACACCAAGAATGGGGAGCGTCGCGGCGTGCCCCTGGTGTCGACGGTGCGGGACCTGCTGGTCGAGTGGAAGGCGGGACAGGACGACGGCGAGGCGATGGTCTTCCCGCGGACGCAGAACTTCCACCGGCCGTGGTCCGACGTCGTCCAGGCCGCCGAGCTCGCGAACTTCCGGTTTCATGACCTGCGCCACACGACGGCGAGCTACCTGGCGATGCAGGGCGTGGCGCTGAACGTGATCGGCGACATCCTGGGCCACAAGACGCCGGCGATGACGAAGCGGTACGCCCATCTCAGCCGGGAGCATCTCCGGGGCGTCCTCGAGGAGCTCGACGGCTCCATCCATGGAGGTGAACCATGAGTGCCCAGCACCCGATCGATTGGCGACCGGTGACGGCCACCCAGCCGCCCGAGAACGTACCGGTGATCGCCTGCTGGGGCGGTGGCAGGCCCCGGGTACATGAGAACTTCGGGGTGGCCATGCGGACGCCCGACGGCTACGAGGGGTTCGCCCGGTATGCTGGGGACCACCTCTGGGACAACCACGTGTGCCCGCCGAGCCACTGGGTGCCGATGGAGGGGCCCGCGTCACCGGCGGCTGCGCGAGCGCGGCGGCTGGAGAAGATGGGGCGAGCGCTGGAGGGTGAAGTACCCGCAGACATCGTGCGCCGCGAGCTGATCGCCTCGTCTGCGATGTCGGGCATCGACGCCACCCAATACATCGATGAAGAGTCGGCCCAGGGCGGTGAGTCCTGATGTACGAAGACGTCGACCTGCCCGCGGCTGGCGACGGCATGTGCTGCATGGGCGCCGCCGTCTACGGACCGGAGCGGTGCACGTGCTGGACCGAGGAGCTGGACCGCGAGCGGTCCGAGCATGTCTTTGCCGGGCCGGTCCAGATTCGGCCGACGATGTGCCACGACTGCGCGTTTCGGCACGACTCTCCAGAGCGCACCGGCGACCCACGGTACTCTGGCGACATCGAACGGATAGCCGCGAGCGACCACACCTTCTTCTGTCACGAAGGCATGGCGAAGGTGAAGGCCTACCACCACGACCAGAGCGACGTGACGGTCCTGCCGAAGGGCGATGCCTACCGACCGCACCACAGCGGTGAGACGCCCCTGCAGGCGGACGGGCGGCCGGCGATGATGTGCTGTGGGTACGCCCGGGCGAGGGGGTTGCGATGAAGGCGACCCTCACGCTGACGACAGACGAGACGGCCGCACTGCTGCACAATGTTGTTCAGGCCTCGCTCGGGCCCGACTGGCTGGGCGTTTCGGCCCAATTCATCGGCCGCCCTGGCGAGAAGGCGCAGTTGGTGATGGTGGTCCAGGGCCCCGATGCGCCGGTCGGCTCACTGAGCTTCCCGGAGATCAAGAACGCCGCTGGCCGGCTGAGCGAGGCATCATGA